TGTAAACGCTGGGAACACAATTGTAAATGTTCCTGAAGTTGCTGTTTTATCTCCACCGAAACTTAAAGCACATACAGCTTTATTTGCTGCTGATGTGTTATAAATTAAAGCGCCCGCTGCTGTCAGCGTAACTCCTGTGAAGGATAAATCTGCAAAGTCAACAATTGCTACACCTGTATCAAGTGAAGTTTGTTGTCCAGTTAAAGCACCACCTCCAGCTGTGTACTGACCAGTGTTTGCTACTTCGTTAGTTGAAGTATAAACAGTTGTTGATGCTGATAAGTTTGCTGCTGATGTATAAAGTGATAATTTGAAAACGTTTCCGCCAGTTGCAAAATTATGTACGCCTTCTAAAATTTGCTGTTTAAAAGAATTACATACTGCTTGTGCTATTGCCATATATTGTACTCCTTATAGTTATTATGGTGATGGTGAATTAATCTTAATTCTTAATGAACCATCAAAATACTCGTCTCTACGTCTTCTACCTGTTTGTTCAATCGTAAAGCCTTGTAATGCTGTATTATACTTGTCTTGATATAGTTTGTACATATCCATCGGTCCTTTTAAGTATGCAAAGGCTTCTACTAAACAAGCATATAATAATAATTCTGGGGCGTTTTGACTAATATAAGTTGTAGTATTTGTAGCGCTTAAATTATCAGGTGTATAAACATAATCTAATGTTACTGGATATGAAGCATCTGGTGTAGGTGCTACTTGAATAGCATTTTCTCTATACATTGAGTAATATTTAGGAAATCCACTAGCTCCTGAGCTATTATATTCAGTAATAAATGTATCATCTCTAGGTTCTAAAGATACTTGATTAGAAGAAGTATTAGTTACAATAACAGATCTGACTATTAATGCTCTTCTAATAGTTGTTGTTCCTTCATCTGTATTATCATCAGGTAAAAGTAGAAATCTATTACCAGAGTTAAAACTTGAAGTAGCATATTCTCTAGCGTAATCAGAATCAGCTTCTCTAAATATTTTATATTCAGAATTTTTAATGAATGTATCACAAAGACTATCAGTTAATACTGATGAATCTACTTCTGTATAACTTCTTATATTAGATAATAGTTCTGCGTATGTCATGATATTACTATTGTTACATCTCCAACACTTGTTGCTGCGGACCTTCTACTGTTAATAATATCTCCACTAATTCCAGGTTGCATTCCATTTGCTAAATACTGTCCTGGCCAATAATATAAATCTAATTGTACTTCACATCCACCGCCTGGTCTAATATCTGCTCTTGGATTTTTTAAAGCTTCAGGATCAGCTGGATGATAAGGAGGATCTAGCTGTGGATGTTTTGGTTCATATTCAGATATATGTACCCAAGCACCCGTCCATTCTCTTCTCATTTCTAAATAAGGAAATTGTTGTCCAGATCTATCCGAAATAGCTAATGATCTTTTACCTCTTGAAAATGACATTAATATCTATCTCCAAAATAAGTATAAGGTGAAATAAACACAGAAGTTCTTTGAGAATCTTCTTCTAAAGCTCTTTGCATTTCATCTTCATATAATAGTTTTAAATCTTGTACTCTTTCTGGTGCATATTTTTGTGCAATATAAAATGCAAGTCCAGATACCATTGATGGTAAAAATCTATAAGGTAAATCTGCTTGGTTAGTATAAGAACCAGCATCTTGAATTCTTTGAATGTAGTAATATTTTAAATAACTATATGTTGTGCAATCTGGTGCAAGATATAAACTAATTTCTGGTGTTGTTTGTCTATTCACATAATACTGTGAAGGTTGACCTGTTTGTCCTTTATTAGGAAGTGCTGCGTAAGCAGATCTATCAATTTTATTTAATGATATATCGTTAGTTGATGAAGTTATACCTTGAGTTGTAGATATATAAGCTTCTAATACATCGCTACAATCAGAAGGTGTAGTGTATGTAATTGTACCAGAAGTCATTAACTGATTTTTTAATTCTACTTTCCAAAGGTGCACGCCTCTGTTACCCCATTCAGAAAATAATAAATTTAAACTTCTTCTTGATGATTTTAAATCGTAACCTTTTGTATTACGAATGCCACATCTTTCGTAGGCTTCTTCTATGACATCATCAATGTCTAGATTAAATGTAGTTGTTCCAGATGTAGCCATGTATCATAACCTTACTTTTTCTTTTTCATAGCTTTGCCACTTTTAGCATTGCTAACTTTTCCAGTAAGTTTATAAGGGTAATGCGCTGCACCCATTGGTTGTTTGTTTTTCATATTAAAATACTCCTTTAAAAATTTTTTTCTTTACTTGAATTGCTTTTTGACCTCTAACAGATCCACCTTCCATCATTCCTACATAACCACCCATTTTTTCAGCTGGCATATCTTCTGTAGCTAATTCTACTCCTACTCCAGTAGCAATTGCTTTTTTTCCAGCATCTTTTATTTTAGGTGTTGGTTTAACTGTGACCATTTCAACATCTGATGGTTTTGATAAAAGAGACTTAGATTCTTTTTTCATCATTTTTTCAACAGCAGGTGATTTAGACAAAGCATCACTAACTTTTTGAATTCCTTTTTTAAATAAATCTGATTTTATTCCCATAATAAATTATTGTACCACTACTAATAAGTACAGTCTACTTCTTAGTTCTCTTACTTTTTCGCATGGCTTTTGAAGGTTTTGCCCCTCTTAATTTGCCATATATTTGTTGTGGTATTGCTGATCTTCCTATAGCCATATTATTTTATTGGGTAATATATAATTGCATTGTTTACTTTACTAGCCCTTAGATATTGTTTTCTATTTCCCTCATCATTAAAACTGCAATGAACCCATCCAGAATTAGGATCATTAGGATTCCAAAATTCAAGTATACATTGATCATAATCAAGATTTTGAACAATCCAATCACTTACTTCTTTATTATGTACACCAAATATCTCAAAATCAGCTGCTTGACCTTTGGTATGCTGACTCTTGGCACTCGAACCAATGGCTTCACAAAGCGCTGCTGACCTAAATCCTGAAGATACTGATAAAGGCATTTTAAAATGATTGCGAACTGGTTGTAATATATTTTTACAAAGTAATATTAAATTAGAAATATGTTCATCATTTGGAATATTTTCTATTCCAAGTCTAGTTGCTTCTTGAGACTTTGTTAATTCGTCTAATGTAAAATTTTCACTTAGTAACATTTCTTAATTTATTTATAACCTCAATAACATGTTTTTCATATTCTTTATTTGTAGAAAAACTATCTAATGCTTTAGCCATTCTAATAGGATCTCTATTTAATGACATATCTCTAGCTTTTCTAAATTCTGCATACACTTGTTTTGTATTTAGAATTTCTATGTAATATTTAACAGAATCACATTTAGTTTTAAAGATCCTTACTCGCCATTCAATGTGATCTTGTTGTTTATAAGGTAACATACCTTCTTTAGACCACACCCTTATACCAAATAAATTGTTTCCTTCAATAGCAAATCGTGATGTTCCATAGTTAGATTCAACAATAGCTTGGGCTACTATAAGTTCTGTATTTATATGTTTATTTGTAGGGATTTCAAAATTAAGATAAGTGATGCACTTTTTAAGGGAGGTGATGAATTGTTCATTATTATGGTATTCAAACCTTGGGGGACCAAATCCTAGGCTCTTGGCCCAGGCGATCGTGGCGTTCTCAGTCTTTTTCTTTGCGACTGGGTTGGGGAAAAATGTACCTAATACAAATGCTGCTAGAGCTACTATCAAATATTTTATTATTATACTCTTTATTGTCATAGCATTTACAGTGATTTAATAAGCAGCATCCAACTGCTAAATTGTTAATACAATTATTTTTTGATTGTGGGTTCAACAAGTTTGTCTAATGTCTTATCTAAAATATCTAGTCTTCTTTCAAGCACATCTATTCTTGCTCTGTTGGTACTTGCTCTTGCATTAATTTCTTGAACTGAATCTAATAGATCTTGTCTAAGTTTTTCTCTAGCAAGTGCAGCATCTAAATTTGTAACTTTTTTATTATCTGCTGATACAACTATTTGAACTTTTGCTTGAAGTGTATTTACATTAGATTGTAATGTTGAAAGTGCGTTCATTAAATAAACCACACAAGTAAATAAAATAGGTATTATTGCAAATATAATTTTTTGTCCTATTTCGCCCATAATTATTTTTTATCCTTATCTATTATATCATAAAAAAAATTGTCTGTGTCATCTGTAATTAATCCTTTATTTTCAACGTTCCAAATTGTAGTTTGCACTTTATAATCTGGTACAGATGATGAAGTAGTAAAGCTAGGGATACTCCACAAAATACGATTGTTAGGCATAATTGCGTAATTACCGTTATCAAGAGCCAAAACATGTCCGCACTTATGTTGATCAGGAATTTCGGAATGTTCAGTATCAATGATATTACTTTCTGGATGTGCCCAATCCACAGTGAATAAATATTCTCCATGATATAATTTATTTTTAGTTTTGCTAAAATATTTACAGCGTTGTCCTTTTAAAAAATCAAAAACAGTAACACTAGGATAATAACTAAATGAATTCCATAGCTGAAGATCTTCGATATCTTGAGATTCCATTTGTGTGCTATGCAAAGTATTGCCGCTTCCTCTTTGAATAAAAGCAGAGATAGGAAGTCTCCAATAGACTGCACCGTTCGTAAGTAAACAATGAAACAAGAG